TCTCATATCTAAACTTAAAGCTAACTTTATTTGTATCAGTAACACACCATCTACTATGTCGTCTGTATTTGCCTACATTACTTACTAACCATTGTGTCATCTCATTGTATTTGTCAATGTGTTCTGCTCTAACTGAACATTCATACCATCCTGGCTTAGTATATGCCCAACCAAGTTTGTGGTCATAATGCTCATCTATTATTGCCATCTAAGTAGAAACCATTCTAAATCTTTTTTGTCACGGAACCAAAACTTAGAATTATTCATATACCATCTCATGTCAGGTGTCCATACTCCGTCGTGTGCTGTAGGACCAAATGTTTCTACCATCCATGCTTCCATTTCTTTCCATTTAACAATATTAATTGGTTGTACAGTCAAATACGGTTGACCATAAACCGTACCCTCGCTAAAGTCAAAAGAATTCCATCCTAATGCAGACATTAACACCATTGCGTCAATATCTTTAGCCATTTGATCGGCTACTTGATTAATAATTTCTTCTGTTATATTCATCCCCACCTCAACGTAAAATAGCTAGCATTACTATCATTGTAAAAAGTAAATCTTGCATGTCGTTTCACAATAGGATCATGGCTAAAATTGTCATACTTCTCTTGGTAGTAAGCATAGTCAAAATCAACACCCTGAATATAACCCATGTTTCGTAACTCATGTCCTATTTCCATAGTTCTCTTAGCAGTAATATATAGGATAACATCAGCCACATTATCCCCATCTTAACTCAAAATGGATAGCATCTTTCTCATCTACAAAATAAAAATCCATATAATTTTCTGTTGGATGTGTTGTATACTTATCACCTGGTAATCCAAAATGTTCTACCGCCCAAGCACAGGTTTCATTCCATGTAGGTATATCATGAAATGGTTGCCATGATATACGAACTCTAGTACCCGCCTGCATTTAGTAATTCCTTAACTTGTTTAACATTTGCTGGATCACGATTAAACTTTAATGCCCATTGCTCTGGATTAATATAGTCCATAATCATCTTCTGCTGGTCATCACGTAATGTACTTAAGAACTGTACACCACTAGAACTTTGATATAACATCCATGGACTAATTCGTCCTCTGGCTATCTCATAACATATATTGTTTGGATTACCGTAACGTAAATAATCTCTGCTTTGAATCTTCTCTGCTTCAGCTTTTTCTATTGCTGTTTCAATGCTACGATGTATCGCATCTAATGGATCTTCAGTACGCAAATATTCACATAAGAACTTTGTATAATTAGTATCTTGACGCCAGTTATCAATACGTATTGAATTCTTTAACAACCAATCACTAAATCTACTAACATTAATACACTTAATTTCTACACAATATAGACCAAACTTAATGAACGCAAGATAATAAGGATTCTTAATGAATTCTTCATATGTACGATTCTTTGTTCCTGCAGTGTTCTTTTTATAGAACTGTAACCAAGCTTGAAAACCCACACGATTACCTTGACGGTCACGCTCTAACCATCTACGTTTAGTTTCACATATGTGTTTAAGTACAGTACTCTCACGTTGAAAAGTAGCTTTACAAAACTCACACCCATACATTGATTTAGTTTCCTCGGTCTTTTTCATATTCTTTAATATCTTCTTCAGTCACCAATTGACTAAGAACTTCTATATCAGATTGTTTTAAGTTAGGGTATGTTTCTGCCAAATAACATTTACGCTTGTGTTCTTGTACAAATGCTTTAGCTATCTCATCAATATCATCACTATCTACCTTAGGATAAATCTTAGTGTAATATTCTTTAATCTCCTTGACTTTTGCAGGTTCTTTTAATGATGTTACTTTACTACCTAAATGAGGTATCCACTGATGGAATTGTTTACCTAATCCAGGACTACTAGCACATAACATATACCATTGCAATTTAGGATGCTTCTGTACATATTCGTTGAACAAATGTTTATTAGCGTGATAATCTACACTACGCAAATAATAGCCCTGAACATCCCCTGAACCTTTAATAGCACTCATCCAATGTGTCATCATATAGGGAACAAACTTCTTTTGTTGTTCTTCTGTTAACCTATCATAATAACCATAGTCTTTCTTGTCCATAGCTGTAAGTGCATCAAACAAGTCAAAGTCTTGTGATACGAATTTTTCATCAACAGGGGTACTCTTTTTAGTTGCCATTAGAATGCCTGACTATAATCTACAATCTCACAGTTACGACTAATCTCTTTTACAAAGTAAACACATCTTGGTTTAGGTCCATCATCTAATGGCACACATAAGAACTGTCCATTCTTTAATCTAGGAGCATACCAGGTTACATCATGGTATATATCTATAATCTCAATCGGCACAAAACTTGGACTGAATGAACTTAATGGATTAAATTCAAATGCATTGAAGCCTCTATCATTGATACTAGTTAAGGGTAATGTTTCTAAATCGCCGTGTTCTTGTTCACCAATTAGTATTTGCCAATCAACAGGCATTTTAATAGTACTGTTTCCTATCTTTAATACAAGTGCAGGACTGTTAAATGATTCCAAAAAGATTAATGGGATATAATGATAATCTACGTTTTGTGGATTACTGTTGTCTAGTATCGCAAAACGCAGGTCATCAATTTCTTCGGGAAGTGTTTCTAGGTTATAGAATTCGTTTTCTAGGGTTAATATTCGCATGTTGTTATTCTATCACATTCTTATCTATATGTCAATTTTTCTACGTCAAACGGGTAATTGGCCTCTTTATAAAAAGCCTTACGTTGAGTCAAATGCCGTTTAGCAAATTTACAACTACTGGTTATGTCGTAGATTTGTACATGGTCTTTATCTTCTGCTTTACGAATTCCTCTACCGATGCTTTGGATAACACGGACGAATGATTTTCCAGGTTCAATGAGAACCAGATTAAAAATCCTAGGTATGTTGATACCAACAGCAGCCACACCATATGTTGCCACAATAATTTTATTACTTGCGGTTGCAACTTCGTCATATTCTTCTTTCCTTTCATTCATATTAGTAGCACCACTAACAAACACGCTACCGGGTAATCTACTGACAATCTCTTTTCCTGCATTCACCCTATCAACAAGGATCAATGTATTACCTGTATCATTAATACCGCTAATTAAACTAGCTATCTTATCTAATCTTTCACTATCTTCTAGTAAATGTTTTAATTCGCTTTGATAGTTAGTAAACTCTTTACCATCTTGTAATTGCATAATGTTAACGTGACAACGTGCTAGTACACCCTGATCTTGTAATTCACTTGCACTTAGTTTACCAATCACATTACCCAAACTTACATAGATGCTTTGTGCTTCAAACTTAGCTTTAGGAATAGTTCCTGTTAATCCCCAACGAATGGGCACTTTGCTGAATACTCCTGTAAGCAATGTTTTTAATGCATCTGCTTTAGCCATGTGTACTTCATCAACCATTACACACACTACACCTTCAATAAAGTCTCCGATCTCAACTTCTGCCTTACCTGCTTTTGTTTTCTTAAGCATATTGTTAAGACTTTGCCAGGTACAGATAGTATGTGTCTTATTGTATTCTTTACGATCACCGAAGTATACACCCACATCTAAACCTAGATTGATATAATCTGCTTCTGTTTGTGTTACTAATGACTTATTCGGAACGATGACAATACTACGACCATACTTCTCAACGCTATTAGATAGTGCGGCTGTCATCAATGTTTTGCCTGCACCAGTTGCAATTTCTTGTAGTGATTGAGGGTTCTCTAAGAAGTTATTAACAAGTTCAATTTGATAATCACGTAGTTCAACTGGAGTACCTTCTTTAGGATGACCTTTAGGCCAGTTCTTATGTTTGAATGTAGCCTCGGACACTTTGTCAAATGTAAAGGTTGTTGTGTAATCTCTTAAATCATCTAGCTCAATATCATATCCCGCATTGTCTAGGTAAGGAAGTATTTCAGGAAGTAGATTGATGTAAGTACTACCCGCTAAACTGAAATAGCTAACCTTACCATTCCATCTACCTAGTCTTACTGCAGGTAGATAACGTGCTCCGGGTATTTCGTACTCAAACATTTTCATCAGTGCTTTGCGCTCTGATAGTTCAAGTCCCTCTATTTTTACATTCACCTCGTCTTTGACGATTATTTTACATTGTTTCATTCTTTTCCAAGTTAACTGGTTGACTATTTACCACGTTGATTACTTTTGCTGTGTTAGCATGATCCGTATCACTTATCAATTTAAATTTGATTAGAACCGGGAACTTATACTTACTCATATTATCATGTATCATCATTCTCCCAGAATCATTATAACGTATCCCGGAAAGTTCCAATGCTTGTTTTAACTCGGTTTTACACTTTATGTTCGTTGCTAATCCTATTCCGGATACTGAAACGTAATCACATTTAATATTCTTTAACCAAGGTACAATATCACATATGTTTGACAATTCTACTTTAGGATTATATGAACCGGCAAACCTTTCTTCATCAGTTAATAAGATACTTTCATCAACTTCTATTCCATATCTTACTAGTTCGGCTAACGTTGTTAATTCTGTGTTTAATTTAATATGTTGTATAGCGTTATCTAATGCAGAGTTGGTACATGCAATCATATAATTACCATTAACACAAACTAATGTAGGTGTCCAGTATTTTGCATCTTTGTAATACTCTTGTTGACTTAATATTTTTTTAACATTGTCGCTATATCTAATTTCATTAAAAAAGGTTCCAGTCATTCGTACTGCTAGTTTTAATGAAAAGGTGCTCAAATCAGCAATATAGTATTTATTGATATTATCCCATAAAAAACTAGATTGACTAAGTGACCTAAACGCCGTAATAAATGCTTTATTATAAGGTGTCTTTAGAATGATATTGTCATCTACAATACCAATATGAGCGGATGTATATTCATCAGTAGTTGTTACTATAAGTGTTTTCCAAGGAAGATTTAGTAATTCCTTAATAAACATTTGATTTTTTACAAATTGACGTTCATATTTTTCAATAAGTTTATCAACTAGTGTTGATTGATTGCTGGTGATACGACTTTTAGATACAATAATTTTTTCAAGGTTTTGAAGGAATCTGATATCATACCTACTTAATCTTAAGTTGGTAAACATATAATATATCAATTGTTCTTTATTATTCAATTCAATCATTCAAACATTGTACAACAAATAAAACAAAAAATCAATAAAAAAGGGGGAGACCGAAGTCTCCCAAAGTACTTAAAGAAAGGAACGAAAAACATTTATCGGAACGGACTTATTGACATTGCCGTTACGCACACTGCAGGGGTTATGCCGATTTCATGCAAGTTGTCTTAGCAAGATTCTGCCAATTGCTAGGACTGATCTTAACCAAGTCTGCAATCTTCAAACACATACGCAAGGACACTTCACGCAATTTAGTATGATTATCCCACATGAAGTTAATCACCGTTTGTGATTGTTCTTCAGTAAAATCATAATCTTTAAACAAGCCACCCTCAGCATCACGATGTACTTGCTTGATACGCAACATCTTGTCACGATCACCATCAATAGTCAGGTCCAGAAAGTGACAACGACTCTGCAATGCTTCTAAGTGATCCTGCAATTTCTTAGATTTGAGATTGCCGAATTTCAAGTTAGTGATAAAGATAGCACTACCATTGAAGTTGAAAGTATTTGGGATACCTTCTTCACGCAACAAACGACTGTCAGAGTTCCAGCAAATTCTACGTGTCTTGCCTGAATCAAGTGCGGCCTTGAGAATGTTCAAACTCAAGTCATCAGTAAAAACACTATCACAATCATCAAAAATTAACACATTCTTAGTGTCAGAATACTTGTACAATTGAGTATACAAACCCAATGCTGTCATAGCACCTTTGACAATTTGAAAACGAACTCGCTTGCCTGCAAGCTTGTCAAACATGCTTGCTTTCTCCATTTGTGTTTCAACACCATGAGATTTGCCGACACCGGGCGGGCCTGAAACAATCATGGCACGAATGTCACCATTGATACAAGCACGTGACATTTCATCAAGGACCTCAAAACGTGTAGCAATACGGTCCATTGCTTCTTGTTCTGATTCTTTCACAACTTCTTTCTTAAACTCTACTACAGCATTAGCCATAACTTTATCTCCATTTAAAAATTCAATATTATCAATCGCATCTACTAAGATTTTAATCTCAGCACTACGACCCGGGAACTGACCATCATTTTTAACAGTCACATAACTACCTTTTTTACTTGTCTGAAAACCCTTGACAAGTGTAAACACTTCACCTTTAACTGCTTCATTACGATAAGAACCTGACAAAATACGAACTGTAGACATAGCTTCTCCTGTGTGTTAATCAATCAATACAAGTATTATAGCACAAATGCCATTTATTGTCAAACAACGTGATAGATGACACCTTGATCGGTGTATACTTTAGTGATACCTTCAAGTGCCCAATCAGATTCAAGCAAAGCTAAATGTTTGCGGTCCTTGATAGTTGCTTTATGAACTTTCACTCGGATCCATTTCTTGCAATTTGTTATAGACACTTGTTCAGCGGCATATACCATTTCAAGTCCCAATTTCATACGTTCTGCACGTAATTTTTGACTAGCACTAAAACGACTTGCATTGACAGCACTTTTCAAACTTGCATCACGGGCCGCAAAGAAAGCGAATCGTCCAGCAGATTTGTGTTCTGTTTCATTTACAATCATATAAGCTCCTTTAATCAATCTATACAAGTATTATAGCACAATGCCCATTTATTGTCAAATTATGCTACCTTACGAAAATACATATAGGGCAAGCCCAATGTATAGCACAGATACTCATCATCACCTTGAGTGTCCTCAGCTTCGTGGATCCAGCGGATAGCTGTAGCACGGTCCTTAGCACCTGAAAATTTCAGGTCATCTACCCTTTTCTCAAAAGAGAAAATTGCATGTTGTTCTGCCTGAACACGGACCTTTTCTTCGGCTTCAATAGCTACACCGAGTCCTTCAAACTCAGCTTCAAAATCTTCAAGGGTCCAGTGTGAGGTGTCAACACCGCGAGGGCGAACGCCGTACGCATCCTTGTACATGTCCCAGTAAAGTTCCCGGGCTTGTTCTAACTGTGATAACTCATCCCAAGATTTAAATTCTGTAGTCATTTTCAAGTCCTCTTTATCAGTTTCAATACAAGTATTGTATCACGGATACCATTTATTGTCAAATTTTGGCTATCAAATTAGCATGAATTTCAGACATTTCCGACTGCTCTACATAGAAATCCGACCTAGGATCATAGTACCGGCCTTCTTTGTTGTCATAATACAACACTCTTCCGGAGAAATTGAACGGACCTTCTAGACCCTGACGAGGACCATACTTTGTACGCATTTCGTCCATCTGATACTTGTCAGCAACAACTTTGTAACCCATAAGACCCTTTCAACTGAATAAGACTCTATTGTATACTAAACACCATTTATTGTCAAATTTTATACACTATGGTATCATCACTACTTTTAGCGTTTTTTACTGTGTTCTGATTACTTTGTCGTTTACTACTTTGAACTGTCAATGTATCAACTTTGTTATAGCCAAACTCAGTATGATATTTTAATACGTCATCTGCCATGTCTCTATTACGAACCTTACCTACATTCCAACAACTTACACCATTGGGTCTCAAATGCTCTATACCCAACTTAATAATTTCACGTAAGAATACATCAGCCCAATCCTGATACGTAGGTGTCTTTGTTATTGATTGAGTTGGTTCATGTGTATATACTTCTAAATCAAAGTATGGTGGGCTAGTCAATACCAAATCACATTTAGGTAATTTATATTGTTTCATATTCAATGCATCATCACATATCAATGTAACTTTGTTTTGTATACCTAAAAAGTTTACAATACTCATTAAGTTATCGTATGTTTGTGTATTGGGTTCAAAAGCAATATAATGTGCTCCGTAACTTACTGCACCTAACATTCTTCCGCCCCAACCTGCACAAGGATCTAATACAACTTCCGGCTTATATTTAATACATGCTAGTTTCATCATTTGTGGACGATACATTGTATTTTTAGTAAGACTACAGCAAAAGTATATACCACGTTTCAATTCACTAAGATAAGGTGTGCTGTGACATTTACGATTCCATTTAAGAACTTTTTCTAAATTAGATTGAACCCACAAGCTTCTAAAACTTGTACCAGTACTGCTTTCAATGTCGTAAAAATTAGGACAATAGTGTTCACTTAATTTCATTCCTAAACGTGATGTGCTACTAATTGTTGTATCAGTAGTAGTCCACTTAGATAGTTGTTGCCAATCTTTTTTCAGTACATCATCTGAGTAATGAGGTAAGAAGTTATATTGTTCTAATTCTTTAGCCAGATTGGGTACGGCAGCGTCAAAGTCTGCATCTGATAAGTTACGTGTTGAGTAACGTACATTTAGAATGTCGGCTAATGTTACCATTGATCCAAGCTTCTAACCCACGGTAAATTAATAAACAATGGCCAGGCCTTTTTCTTAGGTTTACTATTGTACATCCAATCATCATTTTTACCGTTTGCACCTGATTGTTGTCTATTAAAAAAAAGATTTGACCCTAATAGATATGATTCTAAATCTTCTCTAGTAAACCATACTATATGTGAAGTATTTGGATTTGATCCCATAAGTATCGCTCTTTCCCAATCTTTGCCTATACTAAAATGATTAAAGATAAAACAATTAGGTTGTACTATGTCTTTATATCTATTTGCTAGACTGAATTTTACTTCAGTTTTAATATCAGTAACAATTCCATCATGACCGGAATTGGTTCTTGGTTTTATATCATAGCCCAAATCTAATAATATACTAAAAACTACTTCTTCCCCGTGTGCGCCCTTTTGTTTAGGATCAACATTTACGTAACCTTTGTGCGGCGTTTGTATCCAGGGATCGGCTTTTGGTGATAGTATATCCTGTGCTTTTTTATTGTTATAAATTATAGGATATACATATTTTTTATTATCTAAAATCATGTAAGACTCCAATTTAATAGTTGATAGTATTGTAACTCATCATACTTTTTAGGATAATATGTTCCCTCAATTCGCAAATGTTCATTTGTAAACATCTTATCCCAAATGTGTTTCAATGGGTTCCTTGGTTCAATAGCAATCATATGTGCATTGCCATTACTATTCTTTAACCAATATTCAAACTGTTTTGTACGTTTATTACTTTTATAAAAACTTGTCACTGGTGTCAATGTAGTGATTTGTTTAAGAGGAGGTGAGTCAAAAGTAGGTAATTCTAATTTAATTTCTCTTTTAAATGTGTCAAATTTAACGTCATATTCATAGAATTCAGGTAATCTAAAGACAATAGGCAACAGTTCTTCTGTAACTTTTTTATCATTACCATGAATGAATGTATTTAGGTCTTGTCTATATTTTGATAACTTAACGCTTTTAAGAGACCATAACATAATTTTTTTGCTAAAGTAATCTCTAATTTCATTGGCACGAACTCTATCAGGTTCTTCTACCCTTCTGAACAAGTTATCATCTAACAGGCTAGTAATACCTATGTGATGTGAACTCTTATCCTTAGTATCACGTAAACGTTTCCATGCAACACTTAGTGCTAATACATCTTCACTAGTTTCAATTACCTCATAACGTTTAACATAGTCACTTCTAGTAATGTTTTTAAACAGGTTATTAAGATAAGTATCATCTAATGAAATAGATGACTGGCCTAGTGTATTCATTGCACCGGTACCAGACAATGTTATTGTATTACTGCTATATGTATTATTAGTCAATTCGGATATCCTCCATGCCTGCTGTACGTAAACGCACAATATGTCCCATCTGCCATTGTTTAGCTTCAAGGCCCTTCATTATACCTAACCAACGATTTCGTAGTAATGCTACTTCATTGATAAGTGTTTCAAAGTCAACTACTTCATCTTCACCGTCAACATACTTTTCAGCATCACGGCTTGTCAATACTCTATTATACGCTTCTAAGTATTTTTGAAAATGTTTTCGGCGAATTTTCCGTAATTGAATATTAAGATAGTTCAATACTGCTTCTATCTCTTGTAGTTGATTAAATCTATGTTCTGTGATTCCGGGTAATGCGGCAATGTTCTTTTCAACATTACCGTATACCTTAACATCACTCTTTGCCGAAATTATTTCGTTATCATAATGACTAATAAAATCGGGTATCACAGCTAAATTAGTTGTGATCCTTGTATACCAATTTGACATTTAGTTCCAATCGTCTTGGTCGTCATCTTCTTCAAATTCTTCGTAATCATCTTCCGTATCATGCTGTTCAGCGTAACCTTTCAATGCCTTAAGCATTTCCTTGTCACCTTTAAACGCATCTTTGATATCGTCAGTTTCGTAGTTGTTGTCAATCAATAAATTGATTAATGTATCTGCGGCATCACTACGGTCATTGAAATCAATGTGTGTGCGTAGTGCATCCCAAACTTCAGCAACAAAATCTAAATTCATTCTGTACCCTCCTCCTCAGGTGTTACAGTACTTATCTTTGTTGTCGCTTTTTGACTATACTCTTCCATTACTTTATCCAAGCAACCGTCAGTATTTGCTTCCCATGCTTTACGAAACTTCTTAATGATTTCACCATCAAGTGTTGTATATACTAATGAATTACCTTCTTTCTTAACAAGTTCAGCTTTCTCAATCATATCTAATAATCCTGAGTAAGGGCTCATACCTGTTTCATAAGGAATCTTAACTTGAACTGATTCAAATGGTTTCGCATAACGAGTTTT